TGAGCAATGGCCTGATGATGTGAGGGCTGAGAGATCGGCAGATCAAAGACCTTGCTTGACGATCAATCGCATTCCACAATTTGTTCGGCAAGTCACTAATGATCAGAGACAAAATCGACCTGCCATCAAAATTCATCCCGTGGATGACAATGCAGACGTCGAAACGGCCAAGATATATCAAGGTTTAATCAAGCATATTGAAAGCAATTCGAATGCTGATACTGCCTATGACACGGCCTTCGAAGGTGCGGCAGTCAAGGGTTTTGGCTATTTCTATATAACCACTGATTGGGTTGATTCGCACTCGTTTGATCAGGAGATTTTAGTCAAACGTATCCGAAATTCATTCACTGTTTACATAGATCCGGCTTCGAAAGAAATTGACGGCTCTGACATGAATTGGGGTTTTATTTTCGAAAACATTTTGAAAGATGATTTCAAAGCAGAATATCCCGAGTCAGAGCTATGCAGTTTAGACGGTTGGTCCTCAATCGGTGATGACCAACAAGATTGGATTGATGACGAAACTATTCGAGTCGCTCAATATTGGTATCGTGACTATAAGTCTGTCAAAATTGTTTTGTTGAGCAATGGCGTCACAATTGAAAAATCTGATCTTGATGAATTGTATCCCGATGGATTGCCAGACGGATTAAAAATTGTCACCGAGCGTGAATCAAAAGTCCCTTATATCAAGTGCTGCACAATCAATGGAGTTGAAATTCTCGAAGAAATTGATTGGCCTGGAAAATATATCCCGATTGTACCTGTTTTCGGTGACGAGCTAGACATTGATGGCAAAAGAATTCTTGAGGGCATTGTCCGTCATGCGAAAGATCCTCAGCGCATGTTAAATTATTGGAAAAGTACCGAGACTGAAACAATAGCATTGGCACCACGAGCGCCATTCATTGTGGCAGAGGGACAAATTCCAAAAGAATATGAATACATTTGGAAAACTGCCAATCGAAAAAATCATTCTTATTTGCCATACAAGCCAACAAGTATTTCAGGCCAGCCAGTAGCTCCTCCTCAACGAAACACTTTTGAGCCAGCCGTCGGTGCAATAACAAATGCGACCATGCAAGCCGCTGATGATTTAAAATCAACCACTGGCATCTATGACGCTTCTCTCGGCGGTAGATCTAACGAAACTTCTGGCATTGCAATTCAAAGACGAAACATGCAAAGTCAGACAAGCAATTTTCATTTGATCGACAATTTGAATCGATCTATCAAACATGCTGGGCGAATTATAGTTGATTTGATCCCACATATTTATGACGCGCCTAGAACTGCTGTTATCATTGGCGAAACTGGTGAAAAAGAAGTCATTCGAATCAACCAAGAATTTCAAAAGAATGGAAAGACAACTAAATATAGTTTAGGCGTCGGAAAATATGACGTCACGGTTGAAGCAGGACCATCTTATGCGACAAAACGTCTTGAGGCCGCAAGTTCAATGGAACAATTGACCAGAGCTTATCCGCAAATCATGCAAGTCGCCGGTGATCTTATGGTCAAGAATATGGATTGGCCTGGAGCATCTGAAATTGCAGAGAGACTGAAGAAAACTTTGCCGCCTAATTTGTTGGACGATGCCGAAAGTGGTGAAATAAACCCACAACAAATCAAAGGCCAAATGGACCAAATGAATCAAACTATTCAGCAATTGACTCAGGCTTTAGAACAAGCCAATTCGATGATTGATCAAAAGAAAATCGAAATCGAGTCTGAGGAGAGAATTGCATTCGCTAAAATGGAAACTGATCTAAGAAAAGAAATGATGAAACAATCTGACGTCAACGCATTGAATGAAGTTTACGGGCAGATCAATGATATCAAAGCGCGATTGCAATTGCTTGACATTCACAAGCCTTTTGATGTCGGCAATCCAATGACAAATCTAGATATGAATGGCTCTGGCTTTCAACAAGCTGGAATGCCAAACGAATTTAATAATCAATCTACTGGTGGGATTTCACCAGGCCAACCCATGGGAGAATTTTAGTCCATGTCTATAGCAGTCATTTCAAATTCCGATTCTAAATCAACCGAAGCTGTGGACGGCAATCTTGCTGATTTGGCTTCCAAAAAAGAATCAGAGGATGAAATAAATGATTCCGCGTCATCTGAATTGGATGATGAAAGCAAAGACGAATCGGAAACGTCTGAATCAGAGGATAATGAGTCTGAAGAAAACGAAAAGCATATTGAAAAACCTAAAAAGCAGGGCGGTTTCCAACGGCGAATTAACAAGCTAAATGCGAAATTGTCGGCAAAAGAGCAAGAGGCGGATTATTGGCGACAAGAGGCTGAAAAAGCCAAAAGTCAGTCGGTTCCAAATCAAAAAAAGGCCAATCAATATGATGATTCAACCAGTGCAAAACCGAAGTCGGATGATTTCGAAAGTCACGAGGATTACATTGACGCATTGACTGACTGGAAAATGGAAAACAAAATTGCTGATTATGAAAACAAAAAGCGCATTGAAAATGCTAGGAATGAAGTTCAAACGAAAGTTAAAACTCATGCCGAGCGAGTTAAAGCCTTTGTTTCAAAACATGATGATTTCCATGATCTAATGGAAGAAGTTGATGACGTTAAGGTTTCTGGTGCCGTTCAAGAAATTATTTTAGATTCGGAAAATGGTCCTGCACTTATGTATGAACTTGCAAAGAACAGAGACGAATTCGAGCGCATTTGTTCGATGACGCCTCTCAAAGCTGCAAAAGCACTAGGACAATTCGAAGCAAAACTCATTTCCTCAAAAGATAAAAAAGAACCAATCAAACACTCGAAGGCTCCCACTCCTCCGACGCCAATTAGAAGCCAATCGAAAAAAGCCACGGCTAAATCGATCTATGACAGAGATATCAGTCAGGCAGAATATGAAGCGTTGAGGAGAAAACAGCTTTCAAAATAAAATAGGAGTTCAAAATGTCAAATTCATTGCTCACGGATGACATCATCACAAAAGAAACAATGATGTCTCTAAAAAATCAATTGGTGTTTACAAAAAGCTGCAATATGCAATACAGCGATCAATTTGCCCAATCAGGTGCAAAAAAAGGTGCTACAATTAACATACGAAAGCCAACACGTTATGAAGTGACTGAAGGTGCCGCACTCACCATTCAAGACAGTCAAGATCAATCAGAGGCTTTGACACTTGATAAACACTATCATGTCGGCATGGCTTTCTCAGAAAAAGATAGAACTCTTTCAATCGATAGATTCAGAGAGAGACATATCGAGCCCGCAACTATTGCACTGGCGAACAAAATTGATTATCAGTTTTACACTGACATGTATAAGCAAGTTTTTAGTGCGGTTGGTGTTCCGAGTGCTTCGGCGTTCCCTTCGACTCTTAAAGGCTTCACAAATGCAAAAGCAGTTTGCGCAAGTCTTGGAGCTCCAAAAGGTCTTTACAATGCTATCGTCGATCCATTGGTTGAGGCATCTCTTGTGAATGGCTTGAGTGGGCTTTTTCAATCATCCGAGAAAATTGCAAAGCAATATGAGGATGGCGTTATGGGCTTGGCCGCTGGATGCAAATTTATGATGAGTCAAAACGTGCCTAAACACACGAGCGGTGCGGTGGCTGGGAGTGCTGCCATTGACACCACTGTTAGTGCCAACGGTACTGCGACGCTTCACATTGACGGATTGACTGGAGTCATCGGCACTGTTTACACAAAAGGTGATGTCATCACTATTGCCACAGTCTATGCAGTGAACCCACAAACAAAAGTCAGCACAGGACAATTAAAACAATTTGTCGTAACTGCTGATACTGGAACCTCGACTTCAGGTGAAATTGCATCTTTGCCAATTTCTCCAGCCATTTATTTGTCTGGACCTTTGCAAAACGTGGATTCCGCACCTGCTGATGGCGATGCAGTGACTTTGTTTGGACACGCAACAAGTTATGCTAACGTCGTGTCTCCTCAAAACATGGTTTTCCATAAGGACGCTTTTGTTTTCGGATCTGCTGACTTTGAACTTCCTACTGAAGGAGTTAAAGCAAGCCGAGCCGTTGATAAAGATGCAGGCCTTTCTCTCACAATGACTTCTCAGTTTGACATTGTGAATTATAGAAACATCACTCGACTGGATTTCTTAGGTGGATGGAAATGCGTTTACCCAGAGCTCGCTTGTCGTGTTGTCGGTCAACCTGCTTAGTAGAAAATGGCGACTCGCTTTTATAGTGAGTCGCTTTTCAAAAGTACGTACAAAAAATTTAAAAAGGAGTTTATAAAATGAATACCGCTACAACTTCAAACGAATCACAAACGCCAAAAAGTGCCGATGGATATGCAGTTGGTCAATCGTCTACCGATCTAGTCGGATTTTGGGGTGCAACACCTATTGCTCAACCAAGTGGAGCGGCGCAAGCTGCTGTCATTGATGGCTCAACTGGAACCGCAGCACCAACAAATGGAATTGCGGCCTTGACTGGAACTTATAACAGCACTTTGTTGATCAATGCAATTGCAACACTAGCCGCTCAAGGCAATGCGATTCGCAATGCGCTTGTCAGTGCTGGAATTATTGCAGGTTCTTAAATGAAAATATTCATCGCCGTTCCAGTTTACGATGCTAAACTGCCAATTGAAACCGCTCGATGCTTGTTCAATGAGCAATATGCATCAAATTTGAGCGGCGATGAACTTGAATTTCACTTTTTGCCATCATGCAGTCATCCCGCGATGGGACGAAACCAACTAGCACAGGAATTTTTAGATTCAGATTGTGAAAGATTGGTGTTTCTTGATTCAGACGTGACCTGTGACGTTGGATCTATTTTGAAAATTGCTAGACATCCCGTCGATTTCGTCGGCGGTGCTTATCGATTTAAAATGAAAGTGGAACAATATCCAGTCACTTGGATGAAAAAAGACGAATTGTGGGCCAATGAACATGGTCTTTTGGAAGTTGAAACTTTGCCTGGCGGGTTTTTGTCTCTTTCTCGAAATGTTTTTCAGAAATTAAAAGATGCTTTCCCCAATCGATCCTATGAGCATTTCGGAAAAGTGTGCAATGCATTTTTTCAAATGCCTTTTTCAAATGGCCAACTTTGCGGCGAGGATAGTTATTTTTGCCTTGAATGGCGTCAAATTGGCGGACAAGTGTTTTTAGATCCAGAACTGACTCTCACGCATTGGGATTTTAGAACTCCATACAAGGGAAATATCGGTCATTGGTTATTGAACCGAAGCAAAGGGAGTGTGACGAATGTCCACAGTCAGTGATTTAATTAAAGGCTCTCTTAGATTGCTTGGTGCTATTGCACAAGGTGAGACGCCTAGCTCAAATGCCTCAGCAGATGCATTGTCAGCATTGAATGACAT